CACAACCGCGCTCCCAGACAGGTTGATCGTAGCGCCCCCACTAGAGCTTTGCGACGGGGTTCTCGACAGGGTCGTGCCGGAAGCGGTGTAGGTTCCGCTCCCGACCTCCCAGTTGTTGCCGTCCTCGATCGTGTAGCGAACGACGTTCCCGTCGGTCACGCCCGCCGCCGCAAATGTCTGGAAGCCCGCTGATGCAGACCCAAGAGTAATGGTCCCCGTGCCGGTGGTGGCCGTGGTCATCTTGGCGCGATCTACGAGCTTCGGCATCTGTTAGGCCACGCGAATAATGGCGTTCGACGCATCTGCCGTCGGGAAGACGATCTGGAAGTCGCCCGCCGTCGATGTCTTGTCCGAGCCGAAATCCAGCACCACAACCGTCGGGTTGGTGTAGGTGTGGGTCGGCGTCGTGTTGTAGATCAACGCACCGCGGGCTGTGATCGTGGCCGACGTGAACGTCAGGTCCGCGAAATCCGTAAACGCCGTCGTACCGGACGATGTTGGGTTGACGTTGCTCAACGTGCCGCCGCCAGCCGAGTACGAACCGGAGTTGCCCACTTCGTTGGTCGCGGTGTAGGCCGTGGTCGCAGCAGTAAACGACGCCGAGTTGGTGTAGAGCGCCAGCTTGAAGGTGTCGCCACCCGAAGCGCGGAAGTCGTGAACGGCCTCGAGCAACTGCTGCTTGAAGCTGGTGCACATGAAGTTGCCGGTAAAGGCCATGTCAGAGTCTCCTTATAAGATCGGCTAGATCAGGGTGCCCAGCCTCTGTGAGCGCATTATACACTGTCGTGCGGTCGCTGAGAACAGCTTGGTTCAGGTAGGCCTCGATGAGTCGGGAGATTTGCTTCTGAAAAGCAATCGCCTGATCGCGTATCGCAGGGTGCGCGGTCGAAGAAACGCCTACGACCTTCTCTGCGCACTGTTGGGCCAACTCCTCCGGAGTAAAGCCGCGCCCCTCCGTGGTACGGACCCCTATGGAGAAACCCGAGGGCAGGTCAAGTTTCATTCCCGGCATCATTGCTTGGGCCTAATGAGTTGGCCGACACGATATTCGTCGGTGGTTTGCTTTGCCTCGCCAAGCAGCTTAATGCCCGTCAGGGCCTCCATGAACCGCTTTTCGTAATTTTGCATGACGTCGGCTTCGCCCTTCATGTAGACGTTGGCCTCAATCAAGGCCCCGTAAAGAAGAGCCATCTCCGCGTTGTCGCTCAGCCATGTCACGTTGCTGTCCGAACCCGCCGTCAGGGAGGGCGGCCGATACAGGTAGTGCAGCTCCATGGAGTAAGATGCCGATGGCGCCGGACCTAGGATGAAGAAATCAACCGAAAACTGCGCGTAGTACCGCGGTTGACCCGCGTCGGCCCCGTCGGGGGTGTAGGTTTGGACGAAGTTGACGTCCTTAAACTCCAAAAACACCTTGTCGCCACTCACCTCGTAGCTCAACGAGTATGGCGCCAAAAAATCAGACGGACAGGCCAAGTATTTTCCACCAGAGACGGCGCTGGCCGTTGCGTTCCGGCGGAACAAGCTAAGCTGTACGTTTTTCAGGATCCTCTCCTCCGAAAGCCGGATGAAAAGAGGGAGATTATTCACAAAACTTGTTTCCGAGTTCTGTGCGTAGTCCCGAATGGCCTGTTTGAGCTGTCCGTAGGTTATTGCCATTGGGGCACCTCACGTTGTTTCTACGAAAACGCTTCCAACTTGCCCGAACGAGGTAGGTGGTAGCAGATTCGGGGCCTCCACCAACGGAACCCCCACAAAGACACTCATTTCTTCCGGCTGATCCGGACGCGCATCCTTCAACGCTTGCGGATCAATAACCTTGCGGCGCGGCTCAAGCTGCGGATGTTTTGTCTCAAACTCGTCCGGGCCGACAAGCATACCCGTCCACTCTTTCCGCAACGCGTTAAGCTTGTAACGCTGGCCAGAGCGATCGGAAATACCGTAAGCGTTTTTACCGGACGCAAACTTGGCCATCAGCGGTATCCAACATACGGAACGATCTGCAAGGATGCCCTGTCCCGGTCCTCAGACATGGCGCGGTCCAGCTCTTCCTCGTAAACGGCCTTCAAGAGCTGAGTCCGTTGCGGAGCCCGCTTCAGAGAGACATAGTAAGCAAGACCGGCCGCCAGTGCCGGGTAAAACCGGAACGGCATCTGCAACGTGTTGGTCGCGGCCGAAGCGTCATCCATGCGGACAAGCCGATCGAATATCAGGATGTCGGTGCTGTTGTCCGGAGCAGGCCAGACCTTCAAGATGGGGGTAATCTGCCGATCCACGAAGAACTGAGACACCCGGGATTGCGACGTCTTATCCGGGATGTTTAGGTAATCGTCCCGGCTGAGGCGCTCGATGCCGTAATCAATGCCGTCGCGGCGAACAACGACAGACAAAATGTCGATCGTATCCGCCCCCAGAGGATAATCGCGCGTGCCCTGCGTTACCGTCACAGAGGTCTGAGCGATCGTCCATTGGTTTAGGCCGCGGTTCGCCCAATCCGCCAGAAGCAGGTTCAAAGACCTCTTTGCCGTTCGAATGTCGTAACCGGTCCGAGCCTCCAAGCCGCAACGCTCGAAGGCTTCCTCGATGTACTCCGTGACATCCAGCTCAAAGGTCTTTGTACCCGATGTGGTCATTTCGACCGACCCCGCTTCTTCGCAGTCTTAGCGCTCTCCTTAAAGGCCGTGGCCGTAGGTGCGCCCTTTGTGCCCGGCTTGCGCATTTTTTCGTCCGATCCCTCGGCGATGCGCTTCCGTTTAGCATGAATGTTGGCGTAAAGGCCGGGTTTTGACATGTAAGGCGTTCCGGACCTTGCAGGCGCCCTTAACCGCGCCGCCCTTCTTCATCTTCATAACCATGCCGCCGCCGCGCATCTTCTTCATAGGCTTTTCCTCGCGCATTTCCGAAGAACCCTTCTTCATCATGCCGCCGCCGCGCATCTTACGGGGTTTCATCGCCATCTGTCAGCCTCCTGTAAAGTTGCTCTCTCCGGGCGTAAATGCCCTCAGAGTCGTAAAGTCCGTCGTACGTCGCATAATACCCCTTTTTGTGGAGTTTGTCTGCGGCAAGGTGGAGCTTGCTCAGGCGCTGCACAAAAATCAACGCATATGCATCGTCAACGACAGCCTCGAACGAAACATCCTCCACAAAATCATTCGGATCGTCGTCCGGGTGAAAACCCATCACCCAAACATCCCGGTCAATGAAAATTCCCCGCGCAACAGCCTCGTTTACACCGTCGAGGTATTGGTGGAAAACCTCTGGATCCCGATCCTCAGCAAGATCCACGATCACAACAAGGTCAAATGCGTCGTCGAACTGCGAAATTACCGACCAAAGGCACTGGTAATTGTTCTCATACTTGAAAAGCACCGAAACGCGGCCCTCGGCCCACGCCTTTTTGGCGTAGGGGCATGGCGGCAAGCCGTTAAAGTGCTCCGACGGAACCTCTAAAACCTCCGCAGACCACGCCAATATCTCCTCGACAATGGCCCGCTCCTTGGGAATGTCGAAGAACTCGAGCCTCATAGCCTCACCAAGCCTTGCATGACCAGTATCTGGCCGAAAACTTGTCTCCCGCGGTATCACAAGAATGACGCGCTCGGAAGTTGCTGCGGCGCTCCGGCTGATCCTTTTTAATCGACATGTTTGGGTCGCCAAACCGAACCAGTTTAACCTCGGAGCCTTTTTTGGCGAGAACCGCGCTCTTTTTTGACTTTCCGGGAGTACGCTTGGGCTTGTTGTAACCGGAAAAGGTCTCCCCCCGGTAACTCAAACGGCCTGAGGGCATCCTTTCAACGTCGCGGGTCGTCGCCATGCTGCACCTTATGCGTAGAAAGCGGTTAGGCTTACAAACGAAGGAGCCGAAACGGCGTAGGCCACGTATCCTCCAGTCTCGAACAAAATGCCGTTGTCCCGCATTTCGACGTCGGTCCAAATGGTGGCGTCCGCTACCGTACCCAGACGAACTCCAATGGCGCCGGTCGCACCTCCATCCCGAACAGAAATGCTTCCAGCAGCACTCGTGTTGATGAAGTAGATGCCGCGAAGGCGCATCCGACCCGCAAAGATGACGTCCATGGCAGCATCAGCCATGCCAACTGTGATCGCCCCCGCCGTGTTGCCGTCTACCGAAACCTGCGTGACAGTGCGGAAATACCGCGTGCCCGTCACCGTAGTCGTGTTCGGACCCGCGATGAGCTCCGTCTGGGCCACGCCGTTCACATCGGTCCCGACAATCGTAAAGATGCGGCCGTTGTCCGCCCCCGCCGAAGTTACCGTGATCCGACGAGACGCCGAAAAGGTCGCAACGCCGCCAGAGGATTTTGCGCCGTTGATCGTCAGGTTTTGAACGCCGCCCGCCGCCGGGGTTTGGGACTGGCAAACGCCATCAGCGTCTGCCGCATCACCGTCCGCGGCAATGTATCGGGACTTAATGTCCGAGTTTGCCATTACTTCTCACCTTTCTTCGTCGCTGGCTTCTTGGGGGTGGGAGCGGCCTTAGCCGCCCCCAGATTCTGGACGTTGCTTTTCAGCGTACCCATGAATCACCGCCTTACGAAACGGTGGCCGAGAACGGCGTAGCCTCGGTGCTCGTAGCCGCGGTGCGAACCTGAACAGACCAGAGGTTGGTCGCAACGTCTTGAAGCTCAACCACGGCGCCGCGGAGACCACCGGTGGTGGATCCGTTAAGCGTGATGGTGTCGCTGTCCGAGGCGGTTTCAAAGATCGAAGCAGAAGCGTCGGTGTCGTTTGCCACAATAGCCATACCAGACATCACGTCGGTCGCATCGGCCACCTTGATCGTGGTGTCGTTCGACGTGATCGTGGTCAGGACGAAGAACCGGTAGGTGTTTCCGGTGCCAGTGGCGGCGGGAAGCGTGACAGCTTGCCCCGCGGCGCGGTCAAGGAGAACAGTGCGCCCGGCGTGAGTTGCGGGAGCCGCCACGAGGGTGGCAGTGGTTGCGGAGACGAGCGACTCGGACCCGGAAATGAAACCGGCGGTCGAAGTCACTGGACCGGAGAAAGTGGTCGAAGCCATATTAGCACCCTTTGCACAAGGTTTCGCCGCGCAGTCCGTGCAATGTCAGGGGGCCTATACCTGTCTGCGTGGCGTGATGTGAGCCCTGCGCAAACGATAACCCAGTATCACACGAAAAGAAAGGGGCGACCGAAGCCGCCCCTTAGGGTCGTCCAACAGGGAGGAGAAGCCGACCCCGCCCCCTGTTTAGCACATCTTAGGCCGCGCCGGGAGTACCGTAAACGCAACGCCAGTCAGAAACGCCGAACGAATAACGCTCACGAGCCTTGAAGCGCATGTTGCCGGTATCGAAGTCTCCTTCCATTGCCGTCTTGATCGGCGAACGGTTGAAGTACTTGAAGCCGTTAGGCGCGTCAGTCTTGATGAAGAACGCATCCGTGTCGGTGAGGAAGTGGTTGACCACCGCACCCTCAGGAAGCATCCCCATCGAACGCATGGCGTTCGTGTCGTTGTCGGCGGTGCCCGGACGCAGGTTCGAATTGAGAACCCGCTCAGCGACAAACTGCTGCTCTTTCGGAATGATGAGCTTGGTGCCGCGGACAGCGATTTTCAGACCACGTTCGTCGGTCAGACCGGCGATGTCGATGAGCATTTGCTCAAGCGAGGTCTCGTTCAAGTCAGCCGGAACCGACAGAACGTTGCGCTGGTTGCCCGAGAGGCTCGGGTGGAGCGAGGAGCACAGAGCCGCACCATCGCCGCCGGGGCTGGTGGTCAAGAACGCGTTGTTCAGGACCGCGGCAGCCTTGATCTGCTTGGTCTGGGCCATAGAACGGGCCAGAGCCTTGGTGTAGCGCGAAGCCAGACGATCGTAGAGATTGTCTTCGATGGCCTCTTCGGTGATCGAGAACGCCAAAGCGATGGTCTCGTGCGTATAACGCGCCGTGTAGGTCTCTTGGGCCGTATCGAAGGAGATGGCAGTGCCTTCACCTTTGACCGGAGCCGTTGAGAAGCCCCCGAGCATTACCTCTTCTTCGAATGCGCGATCGGACGATTCTTCGTCGAAGATCTCCGAATGCTCATTTTCGTAGCGGTCGTACTCGAGACCGAACAGCGCGTTAAGGCCGGGTTCCAGCTCTTTCGCAAGTTGTGCGCGAGAAATAGCCATTATCTAGCCCCCTTATACGGCTGTCGTCGGCGCAGTGGTTTGAGAATCAAACCGTGCGTTCGTCGAGTTGTAGTGTGCGTTCAAGCGCACGATCAGTGGGATACCTGCCGCGGCGTAGTCGCTGTTGGCAACATCATTCATGATGCCGACGATACGCAGTGGGAGGGTAGCCGTGGTCGCGATCGAGGACACGCTCAGAGCCGAGTTGGACGAACCGGTGTTGGTCGATCCAGTGCGGGCTGAAGTGCCCAGCGAGGCGTTTGCAAACACTGCTGCTTGAGCCGTAGCACGGTCAGTCAGCGATGCGTCAGACGCCACTTTGAACAGTTGGTTGGGGTTGTCTGCGACAAACGCCTTCACCGGATAGTTGGTGTCAACGCTCACCGAGCCGGAACCGGGCCAGTAATTCAGCCATACAGGCTTTTTCTGGACCGAGTCTTGATACTCCACACCCATCAGGACGCCAAGAGCCGGGGTGGTGCCCCCAGCCGTATCACCAGCTTGGTCAATCACGCCGTCCGCAGTGGGAACGACGATGCTGAACTGGTAGATAGCATTGGTGTTGTTGGAAGCAATCGAATACTGGGTCACGCCAGTCGTGTTGCTGCCAGCACCATTCAGCCCGATAGGACGGAGACCGTAGGCAGTTTCTTGGTTTGCCATGTCAGTTCTCTCCTAGCAGGGCGGCCGTCACTTGCGAGGGCCGCCGAAGGTTACACGAGATTGACGATCAGGTCTGGTGATCGTCATGGTCGAATGAGCATTCTCGCGCAGCATGTCATGGTCAACGGCGTCCATCTGGTCCCGGCTTCTTTGATTAAAGTAAGCCGTCCGCTCGGCAACCGTTTCTTCCGGAATGCGGGCAAGAATCAATCCGCCTACCCCAAACACACCTGTGTATTTCCCTGATTCGATTACCGGGGCTTCAAAGTCCGGATATTCGTCCTTGCGGACCAATTCCCAACCTTCGCGCATCTTGGCGCTGACGTTCTTCACATCGTCAAAACCGCGCGTTTCAGCGCGAATCCAACGGTGCTTGAACCCATCCGGTGCAGGTGGTGCGTCTAGCATCGACGGGGGAGCCCAAGGCTTACGCACAGCCTGTTTCTCCCGAGTTTGTGAGGCGCGAGAAGCACGATTGATGGTCGTACCGGCGTTGTTTTCGTGGTCGCTCATCTTCGTCACTCCTTCACGTATTTCGCGTATTCTTCAAGCGGCACACCCAATTTCTTCGCAATCGCGACTTGGCTCGGGGTGAGTCGAACCTTTTTCCCACTGCGCCCAGTTGCTGTCGCCCTTGAGGCGCCTGCCACCGTCTGAGCTGGCCGGTTAACAGGTTTTTGCTGACTTCCGAACTTCGCAGAAACCCGGCGATCGAGCTCATTGTAATACTCATCGCTCTGCGGGTCAAACCCCTCGTCTTCGATCAGCCTTTTGTGGATCCCGAAGGCCGCGTAAGTCATCGCCTCGTCTTGGCCAAACCAAGAATTTCGAAGGGCCCACTGCTCTGCCTTGGGGTCCGGGCGACGGGGCTGCTGAGCGGGCATCGGCGCCCGCGCTTGGTATTGCTGGGCGGCCGCAGCCTGCTGAGCGGCGCTCTGCTGCTGACGCTTGGCCTGCTCAGCGCGATCGGCCTGAATGGCCAACGCGGTCAGTCTGCGCTGTGCCTCAACCGCGCCCTTCGTGTCGCCCATCTCCATGGCTCGGGAAAGCTCCGCTTCCGCCTGAGAAAGCTGGGTCGAAACCCGGGTCGAGTATTCCTGCACATAGCTGGTATCGAGATTGTTCAGGCGGCTCTTGAGGGTCTGGGCCTCACTTTGAACCTGCTGGGCGTAGCGAATAGCCTCCTGCTCTCGGCGCTCAGCTTCCCGCATCTTCTTTGTCAGGCGGTTGATACGCTTTTGCGTCGCATCCTCGGCCCGCTGAAACTGGTCGTCGCCAGAATCGGAGTCCGCCTCGGGAGCCTCCGTCTCGATCTCGATCTCAGTGTCAAAGTCGTTTTCGTTTTCGTCTGTCATGGTGCACCTCAGAGATGATGGATGTCTTCAGGGTCAAGTATCGTAGCAAGGATCTCGTCGTCGTTGAGAATCCGAACCTCGCCGCCGTCGATCTGGAACCGAGATCCGGCATAGCGGGCAAACATCACCCACTGCCGCTCTTGGCACCACGGACCGTCAGGGAACTTGCTCGCGTCCTTGTAGGCCAGAGGACCGACCTTCAGGACATAACCAACCTGCGTGGAGATCTTGCTCTTCTCCTGAACCTCTTCAGGCAAGAAAACCCCGCCGGTCGTCTTGTCCTTGCCGCGATACGGCAGAATAAGGATCCGCCACCCCGTGGGGGCAGGCATCCGCTCCAACAGG